AAATCTGGCCGTTTCTCGCCTGCATTTTTGATATGGACATGTCCGTCCAAACAAGTAAAGCAAAAGAGCGGATTTTATTCCGCCCTTTTACTTTTAAGGTTAAACCTAATACGGCTCTTTGAAGATTCGGCGAATACGAGGCATTGCTCTTTCGATAATAGGGTCTTCAAATGGTCTTGGAGCCATTCTATCGGTTCCCTCTTCGAGATATGGAGCATACTTTACATTGGTAGTAATTGCCGGTTTTATTGTTACGGTCTTGCCTATTCGCTCGGATGCGGTTTGCGGTCTCCAGCTTAAGCGCAGGTTCCCGCTACGGTTCGCAGGCGGTTCCCCTGGTGCTGAAGCTCTGTATAATTGTCCACCTCGCAATTTATGGCCATAATCTTTAAGCAAATTCTTCGTTTGCTTTGTCATTCTGCTTCCGTATGTGCCAGGCTTTTTATAAACCTTTCCAGAGCGCTCTCCCCGGAGGACAGTCAATGCTGAATTCCTGAGCTCGTTGGCTGCACGGAATGCCCTTGATTTAGCCTGATAGGTTATTTCCTCCACTATTTCATTAACAGTACCCTCTAAATCGATTTTCAAGCTTCAGCTCCTCCTTTCACCGGCATATTAGCGAATATGCGAGCCAGTCTCTCTGCCAGCTCGTCTCCTATGTCGTCGGTCATTTCGCGGATGTAGGCCTTCAGGACAGCCAGTACCTTGTTTTCATCGGTGGCGTCTCCGGAGCCTTCAATCGTGAATTTAGGCTCTGCCTTGACTTCCACCTTGATGGTGATGTTCTGGCCGGCTTTTCCGGTTGCAGAGGCTACCGGGATTCCGTCCGGTTCCTCGCCTACTATTCCGCCGTCTTCGTAGGTCCTGACTCCGAGGAGCTCACCGGTCCGCTGCCATAAATCAAGGCCTCTTTGTCTCTTGCTTGGGCTTAACGGGATAAGGCTTTCGGCTCCGTCCTCGGCCACGATGCCCATGTGCGGTTTTGTCATAATTCCGCCGTATGCGTGTTCGAGAATGCTGCCTTTGCCTTTGCTGGTTGTTAGGCCGGTTTCTTTTGAGCCTTTTTGGCCCAGGCCTCCGAGCCAGTCCTTGAAGCTCTGCCACTTGTCGCCGATCCATTCACCGATACCGCTGAGTTTTTCACCTACCCATTTCCATGCCTCGCTTGCTCCGGTCTTGATGGGCTCCCATACGTTACTGGAGAACCAGTCGGACACTCCGGACCAGGCCTCGCTTATGGCGTTCTTTGCCGCTGTGAACTGCTCTCCCAGCCATGCTCCTGCTGTCTGTGCTGCAGTTTTTACCGGCGTCCATACTGTTTCATCAAACCAGGTGCTTACGGTTCCCCATATCTCGCTTACCCAGGTTTTGGCCTCGCTCCATCTTTCGCTTATCCATTCACCTGCCGCCTGGGCGCCTGTTTTGACCGGGGTCCATATGCTCTCATCGAACCATGCGGAGAAATCGCTCCACTTTTCTCCTACCCAGTCCTTTGTCTCGCTCCAAGCTCCAGCCGCTATGTTAATAGCTGAAACTCCGACGTCTCTTACTGGCGTCCATACCGAGGTATCAAACCAATCACTAAAACTGGACCATTTGTTGCTTATCCAGTCTCCTGCTGCGTTCCATTTCTCAGATACCCAGGATCCTGCATTTGAAGCTCCGGTCTTGATGGAGTCCCATGTATCGCTTGCCCATTGTTTGGTGTTTTCCCAGAACTTTGATAAAGCTCCGTCTTTGTCCGTTGCGTCTGATAGGGCTTTGCCAGCTTTATCTCCGGCGAAAAGTGAAGCGGCTCCACCGATTCCCGCTCCAATAAGCGCTCCTGGTACCGCACCTATGCCTCCAAATAAAGCACCAATGGCAGCGCCTGCAGCAGCTCCCGCACCGACCATGCCAGCCTTGGTCCCTGCTGTTACATATTCATCTTTAGCAGCTTTGCTATTGCCGGCCTTGCTCGCTTTTATTCCCTGGTAAACATCAATACCAGCTGATCCAAGTCCAAGAATGCCGCCGATAATTCCAGCAATCGAGGCACCTCCGACCGCTGCAGCTCCGCCGGCAGTTGTTGCTCCGCTTCCGAGTGCTACTCCTAACTTGGCCAGGCCTGTTGTTAACGCACCTCCGGACGCTACGTATGTGCCATTAGCAAGCTTCACAGTATTTATTGCCTTTCCTGCAGCTCCTGCAGCACTCGGTAAAGCAAGAGTCGATCCTCCTCCAGGAAGCTTTGGTATTGTCGCGGGTCCTCCTCCAGGTAAGCTTGGAATGCTGTTTATGATTTTGCCCCCGCTTCCACCTCCTCCAATCGTTGGACCGTTGATGTAAACTACAGAGGCAGTAACGGCCATAGTAGAAGTTATAAAGCTGTCGGAGAAAAGAGATCCTGTCGCTGCCGGCACTCCATCTTTGCTCCCTTTCCCGAGGAGATTAATTAAACCCTTTCCGCCTTTGCCTAACAGCTTGAAAACTCCGAGCTTTTGAAGCGCCAATACTATTGCGCCGGCCGACAGCCAGGATGTACTGCTTGGTTTCTCTCCTCCTGGGAGCAGCGTTCCCGCGTCTTTGAATACGCCCTTTATGGCGTTTAGGATTGCCTCGCCTACCTTCTTGCCGTCAAATCCTCGTGTAAAGCCTTCAGCGAATGAAGCTCCTATGCTGGTTCCGTCCTCTACGGCGCCTTTTGCGTCTATTCCGAGTATAGCCAGCAATCCAGCGGAGAGCGCAGTTCCTATTCCTTCACCGATTTTGCTGGCTTTATCTGCAAGCCAGGCTTTACCGGTTGAATTCCACCATTCGTTGAACGGCTGCGCGATAATCTTGTCCCAGGCTATCTTCAGCTTTTCTCCGAAGGTTTTCGCGTCTTTCCATTCCTGGGAGTTAACCATACGCTGTATGCTGTTTCTTAAGTCGTCCACTCTGGCCATTACCCACTTGGAGATGTTTGCTCCGGCTTTCTTCCAGGCCTCTCCCCATTGAGCAATGATATCCTGGTTCTCGTCTATCCAATTGGTGAGTTTTTCAAGTCCTGGCTTTATGCCTTCCCACAGGCCTTGTCCCCATGGCCTTAAAAGTGAGTTTTGGAGAGTGTCTTTAAGGGTTGATATCATACCCTTTGCGGTCCTGGATTGGTTGGCCATCATTCCACCGAAGCGCTTATCCATGCCTCGCAGCAATGCGTCTATTACCTTCGAAGCCTCTATACTCTCTTTACCGATGTTTGCGATCTGTTCTCCGGTTAGGCCGAGCTCTTCCTGCAGTATTTGGTTGGCTGGTACACCAAGCTCCTGAAGCTGCAGGAGTTCCTCTGCCTGTGCTCGTCCTTTTGCTCTCATCTGGCCGAGTGCTCTCGTTATACGGTCTATTCCTTCAGAACCAGCTCCCAGGCCGCTGGCCGTATCGCCGATAACTTTCAATATGTCGAGTACCTTATCTGCCTCAAATCCGAATGCCAGCATCAGTTTACTACTGTTAATTAGCTCCGGAAACTCAAACGGTGTTTTATTCGCGAACTCTGACGCTTCCTTCAGGAACTGCTGGGCCTTCTCGGCGCTTTTTAGCATGGTTTCAAATGCGATCTGTGTCTGTTCGAAGTCCGCAGCTATATCCATCGGTTTATAAATGCCGGCAAATGCACCGGTCGCACCGAGTATGGCACCTTGTATGGACGTCGCAAAGTTCCATAGGGCCCTTAATGGTGCCGTGGCCAGGTCAATTACTTTCATCGTAAAGCTGAACGTCTTACCCGCGATGCTCCGCGCTTTGGATGAAACAGTACCTACTATGCTTGAAGCTCTATCTACAGCCTCAAGGATGATCTGATATTGGGTCTTATTCATCTGTTCCAGCCGTTCCTGGGTCCTTTGACTTGCTTTATCAAAGGCATTCAGCTTATTTTTAGCCTGGGACACTCCGGGATCTGTGTTATCCTTAATGCTTATTGGTATCTCAATTCTAAAAACCTCACCCATTGTTATCCTCCTTTCTGAATTATTTTAATTAATTGCATGGGTTTTAGAAGGGAGGAGCTCTGACACAGTAAAGGTAACTGTTGACTAATGCACTTATATAGCATTTTTCCTTTAACTTTCCGCTTTTCACGTTATCCCTCCTTTCTGCTTATAGCTTCCCGGACTATTTCTCCGAGCTGTTTTCTGGCTTGATTTCATTCAAGCAAAAGTCCAAAATGTCGCATATTTGCTTTAGTGCAGCGGCTATATATCCTTCGTTCATTGGGCTGCCTATCTGAATGCTGTTAATGAGCTTTTTGGCTTCTTTTAGCTTGTCCAAGCTTTTTTCATATGGCGTCTTTTCAGCAGCCTTCCTCGCTGCGGCCTCCCTCTCCTCTTGCTGCCGCTTGAGCTCCTGGCGCTGCTTTAGCTTTTCGATATACTTGGCTCTTTCTTCATTTCTAAACTCTGCAGTAGGGAACATCGCTCTCACCTCCTTCCAAATTCTTCAGTTAGCTTTTTTGTAATTGCCTCCTGGAGCTTAGCTTTTATAAAAGCCGGACTTTCCTCTTCAGGAAGCAAGTCAATTCCACCAATACCATATAAAATGACAGTCAGGTCCTTTACGCCTCTGTCTATGTCTTTAAATAATGTCCTTCTGTTAATGTTAAATCGTGCCGCCGTTTTATAGCTATCCAGAGGATTTTCTGCAAAATAGAAGCATAGCAATTCGTTATACACTCTGGCTTTTTCACCTTTAGCTATTGTCCTATATTTTTTCATTGCTTGAATAAGTGCCGCTTTCTCCTCTGGACTCGACTTGCCATCCTTATATCTTTTTAATGCCTGTTTTACAGCCTTCTGTCGCGCTTCAACCATGATACTTGAACTGTCTTCCTGCTCTATTAATTCCTGAATGCTAAGTGTCATTTCACATCCTCCTCTTGGTTATATTGTTATATGAGTTCGAGATCCCCATCTTCAAAGGCAATAATAATGCTCTCGGGATTTGAGAATTCATTTACAAAGCTAAACTGATAAACTTTTCCTAATTCTTGTATAGCTTCTGACTTACGTAAAATATTGAAAGCTGAGCATCTTATGTCCCATGTAAGCCACCTTTCCCATCCCATGATCTTTCCTATCTCTGTAATGGTTTTTTCTTCATAATACCGGTAATATATATAAATTTGTTCTCTTGGCGGAAGCTTATCTATCTCTTGTCTGACAATAAGCCTCATATCGTTAAGTTCGCAATAACTGTATGTATCCGAAGAGGGGGCACAAATTACGTCCTCTAAAGTAAAGTCTTCTCCTTCTTCAGATATGGGCGCATCAAGCGATATCGTCTCAACCTGCCGTTTACCCTTAAATCCTAATTCAGCGAGGCAAACATTTTTCACGTGATATCCAAGATATGAATTAAAAAGAAGTCCTTTATCAGGCGAAAAATCATTTATGGCCTCTAAAACCGCAAAGTAACCGCATTGGAGTAAATCTTCAGGCTCTGCTAAACTGTTCTTGCATAGAGGAAAATACCGGCTTATGAGCTTGAAAAGCAGTGGCTTCACTGCGAAGTACAATTTATGCAGGCTTTCTATATCTCCCTGCGCGGCCATGGCTGCCAACTCCTCATTTGTCACTTGTAATAACCCCCTCTCCGTGATAGAATATTAAAAAAGATTGTGGATATTGGGCTAAAACGGAGCGGGAGCTGTCTTAAATGCTCTCGTTTTTATTTTTGTATACCAGTAACCATGGCCCTTCCTCCACTTGCAGCTAAAATACGTTTTTATTATTCCGATCTCCAGCTATCGCCTGACATAACAATTCCTTTGCACATCTCGCAAAGTCTATCAATCGTCGCTTCTGCAGTAATTTTATCTCCATTAGGTGGAGTTAATTTATTCACGAGCTCATCATCTCCATAGTTTGTCGTAACAATTGTTGGCATTAATCTTTCATATCGGCCGTTGATGATTGTATATATTTTTGAGCTTCCCCACTCTGTAACTCGCTCTTTCCCGAGGTCATCGATAATTAAAAGGTCCACTGTCTCATAAAGTTCTAACACTTCACCCTCTGAAATTTCTCCATAGTCGTATGTCTTCTTTATCCGGTCCAGTAAGTCAATCATGGTCATGCATATCACTCTGTATCCCTTTGCAAGCAAAGCATTTGCTATGGCTGAAACAAGATGTGTCTTGCCAACTCCTACGCCTCCTGTGATAAATAGTCCGTTGCGTCCTGGATCTGTAATTGTATCTTTTGGGAGCAATTCGTGAAAGTCCTCAACATATTTCTGTGCTATTTGTTTAGCCTCTCTATTATTTGGCGTCTCACGAAAGCTTTCAAATGTATTAAGAATATGCCTTCTACTCATTCCAGATTCTTTGAAGTTCAATATTGCCCTTGCAGCAGCTTCCCGCTCTTGTTTATGTTTATATTCTTGCTGGGCTTCAGGGCAGCTGCACGGCTCAGGGATCCATTTATAAACCCATGACGACTTATCTTTTATTCCTTTGAAGATAATGTCCGCTGAACAATAAGGGCACTTTTCATCAGGAGGTGGTGCGTACCAAAGCTTTTTTGCTGCTTCACTATTACTCATTATTACTTCTGACTCTTCATCCGTCATTGCTCTATTCTGATGTCGTTGCCATCTTGAACCTTTTAAGGCTTGGGACTCCCTTATGTTCATCAATTCTGGCCACTTCTTCATTATTTCGGCTATTGACTCCATCTGCCATCACCTCCCCGTATTCATCATCCCATCTTCCCTGGTTTAGCCAGGTTGTAGGGTTTGGAATAAATCGACCGTTTTCTCTCTGCCATTGATCTGTCAATTTAGCTTTACCTATGGCCGTCAGAATTTTGTTATGAAGCTCTGCATCAGGCTTAATCTTATTCCAGGCTGTCCATGCTGCTTTCTTGCCTACTTTCTTTGGATAAGCTGCCCAGAACTCGTCGAATCTTCTTTCAACCAGGGTCTTGGAGGACTGTTCACAGGTTTCTTTTCCTGCTGCCGTTCCGGCCATTTTTACTTCTTCAACCGTTAGGCTCTCGCCTGGCTCTGTTTCGTGTTTATTTGTGTTATGTTTTCTATTATCCTGTATTGTATTATTGTGTACTGTATTGTATGGATTTCCGTTGTCGGAAACTTCAATATTGGATAGTTTTCGGTTCGAAAATTCATTAAATATTGGTTTTTCGGGTACAGAAACTGTTCTTTTGGAGTACATCGTTGAAAGATTATCAACGAGAGATTGGCACCAAATTATTCGATGTTGTTCCCAAAGCGGTCCATCAATCTTCCCAAGATCAGCAAGAGTATTAAGTATTTCCATTGCTGTCTCTTCATTAACTTTCGTGACAGCAACAAGATACTTCATGTTCATTTTATCTGCACAGCTATAATTATGTCCGTCACTTTTGCAAAGCAGCTCAAGTAACTTGAACCAAAATGCATAGCCGTTATTTCCCCACTTATCTTCAAGGATGAATTTTGTCCGGCTATCCGCAACATAATGCGGAAACCAGTCTGCTGTTTGTTTCCGTGGACGCCCCATTTATTACACCTCCATTTGCTGATCTGCAGGTGTTAAGATAAAAAGATCGTCAAATGAGGCTTCCAATGCTTCACATATTTGTCTGGCTACCCTTGGGGTAACCCGTTTTTGAACTCCTTTTTCTGTCTTGGAAATTGTAGAAAAGTTTACTCCTGAAATTTTAGCCATTTCCCTTAAGCTATATCCTTTACGCAGCCTGGCAGACTGTAGGGCATTAGGACGAGCAGTAATAATCAACATTTTGATTACCCCCTTTGATTAATATCACTTTCTGTTTACTCAATTATAGTATCCCATCTGTTGATTGTCAATATATTAATATAACATTTTGTTGACTTATGTTTATTTGTGTGCTATTATTAATGCAAAAAGTTTTAAAGGAGTATCCATGAAATGAGTGATTTCCCTAATACATTAAGAAGCCTAAGGAATGAAAAAAATTATAGACAGGAAGATATAGCCGAGGTTCTTGGACTTAGTAAGCAAGTGATTTCTAATTATGAAAATGGCTTAAGAGAACCTTCTTTTGATATTCTCATAAAACTATCTGAATTCTTTAATGTTTCAACTGACTACTTGCTTGGCCGAACCATTTTTAAGAATTCTTCAGAGGAGAAAGCTCTGGCCTTTGACTCAGACAGTTCAAATGAAGCTTCCGAGTTTTCAATAAAAATTTATCGTAAATTAAGAGCATGTTTGGAAAAGGCACAGTATTTTTATAAAGAGAAAATGAACCGGTATGATGATGAAGGTTGTGGAGAGTTGTTTTTCTGTATTTATGAAAAACTCAATAATGATATAGAACTCTTTGACCGTATTTTGGATATCCTTTTGAACTATAGAGATTATTCAGACCGTGATGAAGCGATAAGAACATTTCTTTTAAGAAACAATAATTCAAAGCTTGATTCAAGAATAGTTGCTGAAATTCTTAGGATTGACCATGAAATCTAATGATATAAGTAGTTTACACATACATTACTATAAATAAAAAACCCAGCTATCGTATAGAGGCTGGGATTTTATGAAGGAGGAGAAGTTATGGCTTCTATAAATGTTAACTGCGCATGTGGCAGTCAGTTTGTTACTGAAGAACCTACAGCGGACTCCGGTTTTACTGTTGAATGTCCTACTTGCGGTACCAGGATCCGTATAAAGCCTCCAGGAATTTCCCACAAACAGTTCAAAGCAGCTACAACCCCATCTGCAGAAGAACGAGTGGCCAACCGCATAAGAAAGTATGAAACAATATCAGGTATCCTTTGGTTGATAATCGGGGCAGTGCAGCTGGTCCTTGTGTGGACTGCAGCTGCTGGAGTATGGAATATCATCAATGCGATTATGAGGCTGCGCTCTGTAAAGAGCATATACGCCGGCAATTCTGCGATCGTACCCTGGTATGACAGCCGACGTAACTGGTTGATTGCTTTTGCAATTGTAAACCTCGTCCTTGGTGGCGTGGTTGGGGTTTTCCTGGTTGCGTTCGATTGGTGGATGAGAGACTATGTTTTGCGGAATAGAGCAGTATTTGAAGGGGCCCACCCTCAATCAGCTTAATAAGGTTTGCTCTGGTGATATGCTACTGACTTTTTAGGAAGGGAGGCGGTTTGTTGCCGGTTTACAAAGATGAAGAGAGAAAAACGTGGTATGTCTGGTTCCGCTACAAAGACTGGGCCGGCGTCGTGCGTCAGCATAAAAAGAGAGGCTTTCAGAAGAAATCCGAAGCTGTCCAGTACGAGCGAGACTTTCTAAAAAAACAAAGCGGCAGCTGTGACATGAGCTTCGGCTCTATGGTGGAGCTATACATGGAAGATTGTAAGTCGCGGCTCCGCTCCACGACATACGAAAGTAAGAGGTACCTCATTGAGTCTAAAATACTTCCAACTTTTAAAGATTTACCTGTAAATGCTATAACAGCCGCTACGGTACGCAAATGGCAGAATGAGCTCCTGGATGATGACGCCGAGTATTCTCCAACATACCTCAAGACGATAAATAATCAGCTTTCGGCCATTTTCAATTTTGCCAAGCGCTATTATGGACTGAGTACCAATCCTGCAGCTGTCGCTGGATCTATCGGTAAAAAGAACGCCGAGGCTATGCAGTTCTGGACAAAAGATGAATTTCAGCTTTTTGTTGAAGCTGTTTCAGATAAGCCTGCATCGTATGCTATTTTTAACACCTTATTCTGGACCGGTATGCGCTCCGGAGAGCTCCTGGCCCTTACTCTGAATGATGTAAATTTTGAAGCTAAAACGATAAGCATAACAAAGAGCTACGCCAGGATCGGAGGAGAGGATGTGATCTCTCCTCCAAAAACTCCAAAGAGCCGCCGGGTAATAACTGTACCGGATTTCCTCCTGGATATCCTGAAGGATTACGCTGGCCGCCTGGTGGACTATGAGCCTTCGGACCGCCTTTTTGAATATACAAAGCACTACCTTCAAAGTGAAATGGACCGCGGTTGCAAGAAATCAGGGGTAAAAAAGATACGTGTTCATGACATCCGTCATTCCCACGCATCGTTATTGATTGAACTTGGTTTTTCCCCGCTGCTGATATCAGAGCGTCTTGGCCATGAAAATGTGGAGACCACTCTGGAAATATATGCCCACTTATACCCCAATAAGCACGGGGAAGTTTCCAGTAAACTGAACGAGTTATTTTCTCCTAATATTTGCCAAAAATCAGATAAAAATCCGGGTATTTTAGAATAATGCTTCCAAACTGCTACCACGAGCAAAAATTAAGCCTCTGAAACCTTTATTTTACTGGGTTCAGAGGCATTTTGACGTCTATTCCCATTCAATTGTTAAAGTTTTATTCGTCGTTATTCCTATTGTTTTCTGCTATTTCTATTATTCATATTATCAAAATTATTGCCATTTTTATAGTTTAAAAAATTTTTTGCTGCCATTTTGCTACCACGGTTTATGCTTAAATACAGTTTAAATTATGAACTCCCTCCGGTACCATTGGTGAAGATCCTCTGTGGTATTTATCTTGGCCGCCAGCGTCTGTCCGTCTTCCACCAGCTTGTAATATTTGCACTTGAACTCTTCGATTGTTAATACCTTGAACTGCCATTCTCCCGGCATGTATCCTTCAGATATGAAGGTAAAACCCTTCTCAGTCTCCTTTGTAATCTTTCCCGGGATCTCATGGCCTCTATTGGTATCAAAATAGCGGAGGTTTCCTTCGTGCATGTGTACATCCAGAGCTATGCCGGTGAAGCTTTCGTCATCCGGAAGCTTATATATATAAACGGCTTGTCTGTCCATGATCTTCGTTACCTCCTCTTTCCTGAAAATAAACACTTTGCACCGTATTGGCACTGTGCTTTCATCGTGTTTTTACTGTGCCTTTCCGGTGCTCATTAAGTGCCCTGTATTTTGCTATTATACTACACCATAAATCTGATTAAAATACCTATTGAAACTCTGGCGCTGGTATTTGACTGCACCTTCTATAAAGCTGCGGGTTCCTGTATTTACTAAAGTTATTTACCTGAATGTAATTGCTGCCGTTTACGCTGTAACGCACGATAAAGCGTCTATCGTGCAGGCTCTGCAGCATTTCATCAACCTGGCCGGCGTTCACGTCGTCATATCCCATTATAACCTTCTTAATCTTCCTGGGATTGTCCTCCATGCGTCCCTTATCATCGACCATGGTCCAGAGGCCTGCAAATAATAACCTGGTTAATGGTGGGAGCTCTCCCATGGCATCATTATCAAAAATAAGGTTCTTTATATTGCGCATTTGCTCCATCTGTCTTTGAAAAACTGGTGATATACATGCTTTGCCCATTTTGTTAGCCTCCTCTTCAATTATTAAGCTGTTATTTTGATAGTGTCGGTGTCTCCAGTTATTAATCTTATCAGCTGCGCACCTGCTCTGATTCCATCGATATAGCCCTGGTCATATACAGAAGTTGTCAAGTTGTTGAGTTTGTCCTCTGCTGCCATTTTACCTATCTTTTCAGCCAGTAATGACAAGATTTCCTCTTTGGCCACTTTGATATCCTCCTGGAGATCAGCTGTAGATATGATATTGGTATTCTCTTCATTCTGCAAAAAACATGCTAATTGATAAATGTTCTTTTTCATCCTTCATTCCTCCTCGTTTATTATTCGTTCCGGAGCGGGCACCAAGGCGGGCTGGTCCTTGCATACCTTCCTGGTATGTGCTTGCCTGCCTTCATGCAATCGTGCCGGCTCCCTCGCTTCCCTTCCGGGGTTATTTTGCAGTGCTCACACTTCTTGCAGTGCGGGATTGGTTTATCATCCGGCCGTATCAGTCCTGCAGGGAACTCCTGTATTAAATCCCTGCCCCAGACTTTCTCCAGCTCTTTGCTGCTATTCATAAAGACCGGAATTTCGATAGCTCTGGCTGCAGTGATGATTGTCTCTATCCATTTCCGCTTCGGCTTCACTTTGTCCCGCCTATTTCCGGTCTCTGCTCCGATGATGATCCAGTCCATGAAGTCTATGTTGCTTATATCTATCTCCTCCAGGAGCGGCTCTATATTGATGAATTGGTTATGCTGCTTCCTGGGGAGAAATACTATCCGATCAAGGTCAGTGTTCCTGGTGATGGTCGTCCCGTACCAAAAATTTCCGGAGCGTGGAAGTAGTCCTATGGAGCTCATCTGTTCATATCTTTGCGGGTATCTCGTCATGAAAAGGTAATTGTGCCATGGTGCTGCTTCACAGGCCCTGAATACTTCCTCGATCCAGCCATCCGGTATCCATGGTCCGAACAGATCCCCCAAGCTGCAGACGAAAATATTCGCTGGTTTCTTCTTTTGCGCCGGCATTGGCAGGCGGTACCTGTGCATTATCGGCTCAAATCCGACCGGGTCCGGTATAACCTTACCTATCTGGTTTTTGAATGGGTTATCCAGGATATAAAGTCCGTTTTCATCCTTTCGGAGCTGGCTGGATCCTTTGTTGACCCTCACGTCTCCGGAGAAGCGCTTTGCCTGTTTCGCTGCGTAGCAGTATGGGCATCCGTGCCGGCAGCCGGTGATCGGGTTCCAGGTGAAATCACACAGCTCGATCTTTGATTTGTTCATCATCTGTTTATTCCTCCCTTCTTAGTTAATGCATTACCTCCTCCCTGCTCCGGTATTACTCGGTGATAGGTTAAAGGTAATAGGTAATAGGTTAAAGGTTAAAGGTAATAGGCCCGGCTTGTACTGTGCTTTTCTCATACTTGCATGAGGCTAATCTGGTGCTTTCTGAAAGTCCTTGATTTTGTTAGGTTTCCAATAGGTGCCGGTGTTATGTCCTTATGTTGCTGCTTTGCGATAGCTGCAGCTTCTTTTCTCATTGACTCGGCTTCCTCCGGTGTCCTGGCTGTGATCATGATGGTGATTACTCCAGGCTTTAGTTCTCGTGCTACATGGACCGGTGTTTCGTCCTCGTCAATCGTGATTATGTACCTTAACTTTAGCTGCTTTGTGATAGCTGGTTGTAAGCTTACTATTTTGGCCATGTCTTTTTACCCCCTATATCAATTTATGTGGTTGGGGCGTCCCCTTAAGGTATGCTTCTTATGCCTGCTCTTGGTTGGTTATCCACCCGCGCCGCGTGGAGGCGGCAGACTCTGCGGGCATGGCACCTGCCAAGGCGCCGGTTGCTATATGCTGGGGTCCTTTAATCTTTTGAATTCTTCCTGGAGCTCTTCCAGCTCATGTCTCTTCCTGGTTATTTGCTCCTCGAGCTCCTTTGCTTTGATTGCCGTTGGCAGCATGTCGGCTATGATTCTGAACCCGAAGGTGTCATAAAGGCTGGCGATCTGCTGCTTGCCTTCCGTCTCGCTTATGGCTGGATGGAATGTATAAACGGTTTCGATTGCTTCATATTCTGCATCCGTGAAATCTCGCTTTGAAAGACGCTTAAACTCCTGCTTTGTCATTTCGTAACCTCCCTTTTTAATTCTACAATTAAACTGGCTACATCTGTTTGCCGGGTTATTGTGTTGTAGTATCTTGAAAAAATATTTGGTTTTCTGTTCTTAATTTCATCTAACAAAAGCGCTTCTTCAGTCCTATCCCAGCATGTCTCAAGTCTCTGAATAATTTCAACATCTGTCATTTGTCGAATGTGTTCTCTAAATATGCTTTGAATGTCGTCTCCCATAACTTATTCCTCCAGTTGTTATTAATTGAATTATGGGAGCGGGTCTGGTATAATCATAGTACAGGCCCGCTCCGGTTGGTCTGTGCGAAGCTCTTTACATCAAAGCTTTTAGTCGGGTGCTGATGTAAGGGGCTTTTCTTATGCCACCGTGAAGCGGCGGGTTTCCGTTTCCTTCATGTATTGCTTATAAAGCTCGGCGTGTGTCGCCTTAAATGCTGCTGTATCAAAGCGGCTGCTTTTTACAACCTTCCAACGGATCTTGAAAACATCAACAACCATTTCATCAACTCCTCTGGCGCTCATCTCAGCTTTAATCGCATCCTGAATACTATTTATCTCTGCCTGAAGCTCTTCTGCCATTGCCTGAAGCTCTTTAAGTTCTCTAACTTTGCTTAGTAATTCATTTGTACTCATGTAATCACTCCCTTTAATTATTTCTGTTTATAATATAAACGATATTGTTTATGGTGTCAATGACCAATTTAACGATTCTCAATAAAATAGAAATATTATCGTTGATTTATTAAATAAATTCGTTTATAATGAGAATATCGAAAGGAGTGGTTATATGTCAGTGTCTGAACAGCTGAAAATTCTATGCGTAAAGCTTGGAATAAGTGTCTCCGAACTTGGAAGGATGTCCGGGAAAAGTCCACAGGCCTTTAATCAAAAGATGAAGAGGGAAACTTTCACTGTCGATGAGTTGAAAAAAATAGCCGAAGCTGCCGGATGTAAATACGAGGGCTCTTTTATACTGCCATCTGGTGAGAAAGTCACATACTAAAAAAGGGGGTTATCAAATTGTTCAATGATGGTATATACAAGTGTATAGCCTGTGGTAAACGCTTTTCTGTGACCATATCAAACGCAGGATATCCCGGCGGGAAAGAGCGAGAAAGCATAAATTGTCCCTGGTGTGGTGTTGAAAATGGCAGCGAAGTAACAAGCGGCATTATTACCACACGGAAAGTAATTACGGGGGACGGTGATAATCAATGAATTTATATGAAAAAATCGACCGCTACAAGCTGGCCATTGATGAAAAGCGTCCCTTTGAAGGCCATTTGCTTCATGAAATTAAAAATTATTACCGCATAGGCCTTACATGGTCCAGTAATGCTCTTGAAGGAAATACTCTCACTTTAAGTGAAACAAAGATCCTTCTGGAAGATGGATTGACTGTCGGAGGAAAGCCTCTTCGAGATACCTTCGAAGCACTGGGACATGCAAAGGCTTATGATTTCATGTTTACATTGCTTAATAGTTATCAAATAACCGAAGAAGACGCCCTTACAATGCACCGGATATTCTATACAGGTATCGATGCCGAGGCAGCAGGAAAATACCGCGATCGCCCAGTCTTTATAACTGGCTCAAAATATGAAGTATGCCCAGTAGAACGGATAGAAGAGGAAATGAAAAAGCTATTCCAGTGGGCATGCTCCGCGCGTAACAAATACCATCCGGTCCAATTTGCCGCCCAGTTGCATAAGCGGTTTGTATTTATTCATCCTTTCATAGATGGAAACGGGAGAGTTGCCCGGTTGCTTATGAATACAGCGCTTATTCAAGACGGTTATATGCTGGCTATAATTCCACCGGTCTTGCGCCATGAGTATATAAGCTTACTGGAGCGGGCCCATGATGATGATCAGCCTTTTATGGATTTTATTGCTGAACGCGTTCTGGAGTCTGAAAAGGAAATTATGAGATTACTTCATATTCCTTTCCCCAATCTGCCTTAAAATAAAATAAGAGCGGTATCTAATCTTTAAGATTCCGCTCCAAAATATAACCAGTGGTAATGTTGTGGCCATTCTGTGTCTTATATATAAAAGGGAGCCTATACCGGGATATAATCCTGGAGGCTCTCTTTGTGTTTCTGGTGTAGCTTTATTGTCGTTGTTTTATTGTATGACATGGAAGGGCTATGGCCGTTAATATTCACTTGGAAAGAGGATTGTTGTCGCAGATCTATCCCATTCGGTAATAATCCAGATCTTTCCCTTGCTGGTCTCATATGCGGCCAGTATTCGCTCGCCTGTCCTGGCAGCCAGATCATTCAGTTCTTTATCCTCTTGGCAAAGGTCTCCCCAGTCATTTTTCCGGTACCGGTTAAAGGCTGCAATGACTTCTTGAGCAAATATCGGGTTTTGCTTCATCTCATCAGCTACACCTCTGGTTGCGAGTATCGTTCCATATTCCATGGTTTTCTCCCCTTGCTTTAGTTTGAATTCATGTTAATGCAATCAGCTCCCATGATTAAGGCATACCAGGTGGGTAACATTCAGGACCAGCTCCAAATACGTTGGCGTATTTAATGACGTTCAGCGGATGAGGAGGTGGTTATCCTGATCATTGCTATTAATTACACCGTGGAATATGATGAGACCCGTAAGGTTTATAAGATCCGGAATAAAGATGCTCCTTTTTGCCCTGATTGTGGCCAGCTGCTCTCCGGATATGATACAAGAGCCCGTCATGTCGTCGATAGTTCTGGCCAGATCTTCTGGTACAGGTTGCGCCGGCTAAAGTGTCCAGGCTGCGAAAAACTGCATCTTGAGCTTCCGGATTTTATGGCTCCTAAAAAGCATTATGAAGCCAGGCTTATAGAAGATGTTATGGCTGGCCGTTCAGATTCATGCCCGGCAGATGATTCGACGATCCGAAGATGGAAAAAGGGAAAATACCCACCCAGTTTGCCTTAATAATCTGGAGCTTCTATAGTATTTTTGTAGACAAGCCAGCTGAAAGGAGTGATAAATCATTGAAAACAGAAACGTAAAAAAAATAACTATGTCATTCGGTATAGCTTTAGCTTTGTTTGTAGCCGCAGCAATCGGTTACAATTTCAATGATGTGCTCAAGTCCAAACCCGATGACTCTGTGCAGACACTCTCCGATGTCGACATATCATCGAATAACAGCGGTGCCTCCGGTATGATAGCAATCCCGGGATATGATCATATAGTTATGAAAGCAGGTCAAAAGGTTCAAAATATCGAGCTCGGTAACCCAAAACAAAATAATTGTTATATGAGAATTGCAATTATGCTCCCCGATGGAACGCAGCTTTATGAGTCCGGTTTGCTTGCGCCCGGGCAAGTCCTTAACTCTATTGAGCTCTCTCAAGAGCTTAAACCCGGAATGTACGAAGGTGCCATCTTAAGTTATTCATGCTATGGCATGAAAGAAATCAAAGAATTGAACGGTGCCAAAACTATTTTTAAATTGGAGGTTAAGCCATGATAAAAAGAATATTCTCTTTTCTGCTTGCAGCCATACTGGTTTGCAGTATATCGCCAATGGATGCTTTTGCAAACCAGACATCTGCAAATACAACGATATCGTACACCTATTCGCCCGAGTATACAATCAATATCCCTGCCTCTATATCTATCAATGATAGCGAGGGATTCACATTCTCGGCTAATAAAATGGACATAGGAAGCGGTAAAAATGTTAAGATTACGATTGATGGTGCAGCTACATACGAAAACGGTGGCAATTTTTATTTATACAAAGATAAAGGGACTGCAAACGAACAAAGAATATCTTGCAGAATTCTGCGTGGATTGCCTACCAGTAGCTCTTTTGAGGATATAACTGGTTTGAGTGAAGTAGTTGCAACATTTGCTGATGGCAGCACAAATCCGAAGGCATATGGCGCGCTGAAATTCAAGCCCCAAATTACTAGTTCTACATCATACGGTACGTACATAGGTACGGTTTATTTCAAGATCGAGCTCATCGATGTATAAAAACTATCTTTTTAAATATTCACAGCACAGCCCTGAAAAACAGGGCTTTTTTATTGCTCTTTAACTACCATGAATAATCAAAAGCATTTTAAGCGCGTATTTTCCCTTTATTTTGAATTTTAACGCCAAGACGGGTATTTACCTTACCCGCTTTAAATTCGTTCCGTACAAGTCAAATCTGGCCGTTTCTCGCCTGCATTTTTGATATGGACATGTCCGTCCAAACAAGTAAAGCAAAAGAGCGGATTTTATTCCGCCCTTTTACTTTTAAGGTTAAACCTAATACGGCTCTTTGAAGATTCGGCGAATACGAGGCATTGCTCTTTCGATAATAGGGTCTTCAAATGGTCTTGGAGCCATTCTATCGGTTCCCTCTTCGAGATATGGAGCATACTTTACATTGGTAGTAATTGCCGGTTTTATTGTTACGGTCTTGCCTATTCGCTCGGATGCGGTTTGCGGTCTCCAGCTTAAGCGCAGGTTCCCGCTACGGTTCGCAGGCGGTTCCCCTGGTGCTGAAGCTCTGTATAATTGTCCACCTCGCAATTTATGGCCATAATCTTTAAGCAAATTCTTCGTTTGCTTTGTCATTCTGCTTCCGTATGTGCCAGGCTTTTTATAAACCTTTCCAGAGCGCTCTCCCCGGAGGACAGTCAATGCTGAATTCCTGAGCTCGTTGGCTGCACGGAATGCCCTTGATTTAGCCTGATAGGTTATTTCCTCCACTATTTCATTAACAGTACCCTCTAAATCGATTTTCAAGCTTCAGCTCCTCCTTTCACCGGCATATTAGCGAATATGCGAGCCAGTCTCTCTGCCAGCTCGTCTCCTATGTCGTCGGTCATTTCGCGGATGTAGGCCTTCAGGACAGCCAGTACCTTGTTTTCATCGGTGGCGTCTCCGGAGCCTTCAATCGTGAATTTAGGCTCTGCCTTGACTTCCACCTTGATGGTGATGTTCTGGCCGGCTTTTCCGGTTGCAGAGGCTACCGGGATTCCGTCCGGTTCCTCGCCTACTATTCCGCCGTCTTCGTAGGTCCTGACTCCGAGGAGCTCACCGGTCCGCTGCCATAAATCAAGGCCTCTTTGTCTCTTGCTTGGGCTTAACGGGATAAGGCTTTCGGCTCCGTCCTCGGCCACGATGCCCATGTGCGGTTTTGTCATAATTCCGCCGTATGCGTGTTCGAGAATGCTGCCTTTGCCTTTGCTGGTTGTTAGGCCGGTTTCTTTTGAGCCTTTTTGGCCCAGGCCTCCGAGCCAGTCCTTGAAGCTCTGCCACTTGTCGCCGATCCATTCACCGATACCGCTGAGTTTTTCACCTACCCATTTCCATGCCTCGCTTGCTCCGGTCTTGATGGGCTCCCATACGTTACTGGAGAACCAGTCGGACACTCCGGACCAGGCCTCGCTTATGGCGTTCTTTGCCGCTGTGAACTGCTCTCCCAGCCATGCTCCTGCTGTCTGTGCTGCAGTTTTTACCGGCGTCCATACTGTTTCATCAAACCAGGTGCTTACGGTTCCCCATATCTCGCTTACCCAGGTTTTGGCCTCGCTCCATCTTTCGCTTATCCATTCACCTGCCGCCTGGGCGCCTGTTTTGACCGGGGTCCATATGCTCTCATCGAACCATGCGGAGAAATCGCTCCACTTTTCTCCTACCCAGTCCTTTGTCTCGCTCCAAGCTCCAGCCGCTATGTTAATAGCTGAAACTCCGACGTCTCTTACTGGCGTCCATACCGAGGTATCAAACCAATCACTAAAACTGGACCATTTGTTGCTTATCCAGTCTCCTGCTGCGTTCCATTTCTCAGATACCCAGGATCCTGCATTTGAAGCTCCGGTCTTGATGGAGTCCCATGTATCGCTTGCCCATTGTTTGGTGTTTTCCCAGAACTTTGATAAAGCTCCGTCTTTGTCCGTTGCGTCTGATAGGGCTTTGCCAGCTTTATCTCCGGCGAAAAGTGAAGCGGCTCCACCGATTCCCGCTCCAATAAGCGCTCCTGGTACCGCACCTATGCCTCCAAATAAAGCACCAATGGCAGCGCCTGCAGCAGCTCCCGCACCGACCATGCCAGCCTTGGTCCCTGCTGTTACATATTCATCTTTAGCAGCTTTGCTATTGCCGGCCTTGCTCGCTTTTATTCCCTGGTAAACATCAATACCAGCTGATCCAAGTCCAAGAATGCCGCCGATAATTCCAGCAATCGAGGCACCTCCGACCGCTGCAGCTCCGCCGGCAGTTGTTGCTCCGCTTCCGAGTGCTACTCCTAACTTGGCCAGGCCTGTTGTTAACGCACCTCCGGACGCTACGTATGTGCCATTAGCAAGCTTCACAGTATTTATTGCCTTTCCTGCAGCTCCTGCAGCACTCGGTAAAGCAAGAGTCGATCCTCCTCCAGGAAGCTTTGGTATTGTCGCGGGTCCTCCTCCAGGTAAGCTTGGAATGCTGTTTATGATTTTGCCCCCGCTTCCACCTCCTCCAATCGTTGGACCGTTGATGTAAACTACAGAGGCAGTAACGGCCATAGTAGAAGTTATAAAGCTGTCGGAGAAAAGAGATCCTGTCGCTGCCGGCACTCCATCTTTGCTCCCTTTCCCGAGGAGATTAATTAAACCCTTTCCGCCTTTGCCTAACAGCTTGAAAACTCCGAGCTTTTGAAGCGCCAATACTATTGCGCCGGCCGACAGCCAGGATGTACTGCTTGGTTTCTCTCCTCCTGGGAGCAGCGTTCCCGCGTCTTTGAATACGCCCTTTATGGCGTTTAGGATTGCCTCGCCTACCTTCTTGCCGTCAAATCCTCGTGTAAAGCCTTCAGCGAATGAAGCTCCTATGCTGGTTCCGTCCTCTACGGCGCCTTTTGCGTCTATTCCGAGTATAGCCAGCAATCCAGCGGAGAGCGCAGTTCCTATTCCTTCACCGATTTTGCTGGCTTTATCTGCAAGCCAGGCTTTACCGGTTGAATTCCACCATTCGTTGAACGGCTGCGCGATAATCTTGTCCCAGGCTATCTTCAGCTTTTCTCCGAAGGTTTTCGCGTCTTTCCATTCCTGGGAGTTAACCATACGCTGTATGCTGTTTCTTAAGTCGTCCACTCTGGCCATTACCCACTTGGAGATGTTTGCTCCGGCTTTCTTCCAGGCCTCTCCCCATTGAGCAATGATATCCTGGTTCTCGTCTATCCAATTGGTGAGTTTTTCAAGTCCTGGCTTTATGCCTTCCCACAGGCCTTGTCCCCATGGCCTTAAAAGTGAGTTTTGGAGAGTGTCTTTAAGGGTTGATATCATACCCTTTGCGGTCCTGGATTGGTTGGCCATCATTCCACCGAAGCGCTTATCCATGCCTCGCAGCAATGCGTCTATTACCTTCGAAGCCTCTATACTCTCTTTACCGATGTTTGCGATCTGTTCTCCGGTTAGGCCGAGCTCTTCCTGCAGTATTTGGTTGGCTGGTACACCAAGCTCCTGAAGCTGCAGGAGTTCCTCTGCCTGTGCTCGTCCTTTTGCTCTCATCTGGCCGAGTGCTCTCGTTATACGGTCTATTCCTTCAGAACCAGCTCCCAGGCCGCTGGCAGTATCACCTATGGTCTTTAGCATATCCAGCACCTTATCGGCTTCAAATCCGAAGGCCATTAGCAGCTTACTGCTGTTGATCAGTTCCGGAAATTTAAACGGTGTTTTGTTTGCGAACTCTGACGCTTCCTTTAGGAATTTTTCTGCCTTCTCGGCGCTTTTTAGCATGGTTTCAAATGCAATCTGTGTCTGTTCGAAGTCGCCGGCGATTTCCATCGGTTTATAAATGCCGGCAAATGCACCAGTCGCACCAAGTATGGCACCTTGTATGGACGTCGCGAAGTTCCATAGGGCTTTCAACGGCGCCGTGGCCAGGTCGATTACTTTCATCGTAAAGCTGAACGTCTTACCTGCTATGCTGCGTGCTTTTGATGAAACTTTACCGACAATGCTCGACGCCCTATCCAGCGCGTCAAGGACGACCTGGTATTTTGTTCGGTTCATCTGGTTAAGCCGTTCCTGTGTCTTTTGGTTGGCCTTATCAAATCCATTTATCTTCCGCGTTGCCTGGGAGACGCCAGGATCCGTCTTGTCCTCGACACTAATTGGGATCTCGATCCTGAAAACCTCTGCCATTCTTTCCTCCTTTCTCACAAAAAAGAGCCTCCTTGTTCAGGACAGCTCTTTTGCTGTGTATTATTTTTTCCTGTTCCTTATAGCTTTGCTTGTATTTTCAGCCTGTGTTATCCACTGGCAGTTTGATGGTTCATAATCTCCATCATTATCTATGCGATCGATAGTAAGATCATCGCGGTATCCGTTGGACATTGCCCAGTTATAGAAAGCTTGGAAGTCATTCTCCCATTCATCACATACCTTGATACCACGTCCTCCGTATCGATCATAATGCTGTTTATTTGGATTGCTGCATCGTTGTTTCATCCCTCTCCATATCCTATGCAATCTCGTTTGGTAGAGACCATGAGTTGCAAGTAGCGTCTTACGATGACATCCGCAGCTCACAGTTTTTCCTTGTCGAAGGCTATTTCCGTTCACCGTAACTTTATTTCCGCAGTCACAAACACAAACCCACATAGTTTCTTTTCCAGTTTTCGTTCCCTCTTCGATTACAGTAAGCTGACCGAATCTGCGTCCTTTCATTTCGATTTTTCTACAAGTCAGTCTGTTTTCTTCTTGTATGCATCCACAGCTTCTGCAGGTTCCGTTTCGCAGTGTCTTAGTGCTTGGAGTGGACGTATAATTTCCGCAATCGCATTTACATAGCCACCTTACGCGCCCATCGGATGAGCGCCCTGCTTCTTTAATTACTACCAGCCTTCCGAAGCGCTGCCCTGTAAGATCAAGTTTTCTCATTTCATTGCCTCTGCCCATAATCTCATTGCTGCACGAAATCCAGCAAAAAAGTATTCTTTATCGCGCTCATTATGGCTGGCTGAAATAAGTTCCTCTACTTCCAGGTATTCTTTATGAGGAAGCATACTCGATAGGACTTCATGTAAACGAATAGTTTCTTGTGGCATCGGTGCGTGGCTTTGCTCTGCGCAGTAAGCCTCATATAGTTTTTCGATTTGCGACATTCTATCATCCTCCTTGTTTTTCAGCCAGAAGTCTGATAGAATATATTTATCAGCTTCGGCTGGTGGGTGGCACTCGCTTTGTTCTTGACGGGACGGCGGGTGCCATTTTTTATTCTTTTTCTTCTCTTAATACCGTTTCCAAGCCTTTTCTTACCACTTCGGTTCTTGT